AATACGACTGCTCCAATAACGCTAGATTTAACGCTACAGAGAACACGATAAATGGCAACCTCAAATAAAAAGATTAATGTCACAACACTAGATTTTGATGACATTAAAACAAACCTAAAATCTTTCTTAAGTGGACAAACCGAATTTCAAGATTATGATTTTGAAGGTTCAGCAATGTCTGTCCTATTAGATGTTTTGGCTTATAATACTCACTACAATGCTCTTTACAATAATCTCGCTATCAATGAAATGTTTCTTGATTCAGCAAGAAAACGTAATAGCGTAGTTTCTCTTTCTAAGATGCTTGGTTACTCACCAAGATCTGCTACTTGTTCTCAGGCTACCATAACACTTACAGTTTCTGCGCCTTCTTCTGGTGCAACAATTCTAACATTACCAGCATATACTCCATTCAATACTACTATTGATGGTAAAAATTATACATTCTATACTATCGGCTCAGTCACTGTTACGAGTAGTACTGGTATCTTTGTATTTCAAAATTTACAAATTACTGAAGGCACACCACTAACATTCAATACCACTGTTGGTACTAATACACGTTTTATCATACCAAACTCTGATATTGATTTAAATACATTGACAATAAGAGTACAAGATTCTTCTACTTCTTCTGTTTATACTACTTTTTCAAAATCAGATACTTTAGTTGGTATTAATTCAACCACTAAATGTTATTGGGTAAAAGAGATTGATAATGCATTATATGAAATAACATTTGGAGATGGTAATCTTGGCATGCAATTGGACAATGGTAATATTGTTCATATGAATTATTTTGTTTCCAGTTTAGATGCTCCAAATAAAGCAAGACAGTTTTCATATGGTGGTGGAACTTTAATTTCAGGTGCACAAATTAGTGTCACTACAGTAGGTGCTGCAGCAAATGGCGCATCTTCTGAAGATATTGATAGCATTCGTTTTAATGCTCCTAGAATGTATGCTTCTCAGAATCGTTGCGTAACTCCTGACGATTATAAAGCAATTGTTTACTCACTATTCTCTGATGCTGATTCTGTTACTTGTTGGGGTGGAGAGGATAATAATCCACCTGTTTATGGTAAGGTATATATTTGTGTTAAACCAAAAGGTGCAGATAAACTTACAACAACACAAAAATCTGGATTAATATCATCTATACTTCAATCAAGAAATGTAGTTTCTGTTATACCCATGATTGTTGATCCAGAATATATTAATATTGCAGTAACAACTACTGTATATTATAATGAACAAGCCACTTCTAAATCTGCTTCTGAGATTGCTGGTATTGTAACAAATACTGTTAATGCTTACAATGTTAATGAGTTAGATAGATTTGATGGTGTATTTAGATTCTCTAAATTAAGCAAGTTAATTGATAATTCTGATCCATCAATCACAAATAACATTACCACGATTTTATTACGCAGAGGAGTTACTGTTCGATACAATACTTCTGCTCAATATTTGTTTAATTTGATTAATCCAATTTGGAGTTCTGGTCAACCAGAAGAATCATTTAAGAGTACTGGTTTCTATGTTTTAGGAAGTGATGAAATTCACTATCTTGATGATGATGGTATTCAATATGTTCGTTTGTTCCGTTATGGAACTAATGGTATTAAGATTATTGCAAATCCAACTATTGGTAATATCGATTACAACAATGGTGTGGTGGATATTAAGAATTTATACATTACTGCTTTGGCTGATGTAGACTTAGAATTAAGTATTCGTCCATTATCTAATGACGTAGTTTCAGCACTTACTCAAATTGCTCATATTCCTCCTGAGCATTTAAAAGTAACAGCAATTCCAGATCCAACTGCTTCTGGAGATTTGCGTGGCGGATACAACTATACATTTACTTCTAGTCGTTCATAATGATCACAAGACCTAAAGTTTCATCCATAGTAGCATCACAGCTACCTGAATTTGTCAGGGATGAATATCACACATTCGTTGAATTTTTAAAAGCATACTATGAGTTTTTAGAAACAACGCAAAAAGATCCAATATCATTAAGAGATATTGATACTACTCTTGATGCATTTATTACTTACTTTAAATCTGAACTCTCTCAGAAAATACCATATTCAACTGTTGATGAGAGATTCTTAATAACAAGAATTAAAGATCTTTACTTAGCAAAAGGTAGTGAAGCATCATTTAAACTTCTTTTTAGAATTTTATTTAATAAAGATATTACAATTCAATATCCATCATCTCAAATGCTTCGCGCATCTGATGGTAAATGGAATCAAGACGTTTCAGTTTTCGTAAAAATATTAGTTGGTAATCCGCAATCAATCGTTGGTAAGATGGTTGATGTTGTTACTACAACTAAGATTGTTCGTGTTCTTGTTGATCGTCGTCAATATGTTGAGGTTGAAGTAGATCGAGCAATTAGAATTTCCGATGATGTGTATGAGTTTATTCTAGATCGTCGTTTCTTTGGTACAATTTCTGTTGGTGATACTTTACGTTATTTAGATAGTAACAATAATTTGGTGTTCAATGGTTTAATTTTACCAACTACATCAGTATTAACAGTTGAACAAGCAGGTACTGGCTTTAAAGTTGGCGATCTTTATAATATCACAAACTTCCAAGGTTATGGAAGTATTATGAAAGTTTCTGCTGTTGATTCAGTAGGTGGTATCGCCCAAGCGCAGTTTATTAAATTTGGTACTGGATATACTACAGATTTTACATCTTCTTTGATATCACAAAAAGGACAAGATACTGCTTCTACTGAGGGTGTTATTATTTCTCGTGTTGATAGTTTTCTTGCTCCAGCAAACAAATCTGTTGCTCTTGGTATTAGTGAGAAAACTTCTGGTTTTGCTGAGAGTGGTTCGATTAACACTTCAGATTATAATTTAGCAATTAATTCATCTTTAACAGGAACTCTTACTGCCACTAATGGTAGTGCAACTGTTACTGGTTCTGGAACTTTATTTGTTTCTGAACTAACCTTTGGCGACATTATAACTTTGTCTGGGGTTGCATATACGGTTCAAAGTGTTGCCAGTAATACTAGTTTAACTTTAACTGCTAACTTTGCAGGCACAACTTCTAGTTCTTTAACATCTGTTGCTTCTCTTAGACCAGCTGCCATAGATGGTACTTACGCTGGTTTAACAGTTCGAGAATTTGGTATCAGTTCAGCAAACTCAATAACTACAACAACTACCCCTGCTATTATTAAAGTTTCTCTTGGTCCGCTTGCTAAATATCCAGGGTACTATGTTAATAATGATGGATTCTTGGATGATGCTATTTACATCCAAGATAGTAAATTCTATCAATCACACTCTTATGTTATTAAGATTGATCAATCTTTAAACACATATAAGACGATTGTTAAGAATTTGATTCACCCATCAGGCATGGCGATTTTTGGTGAATATGATCTGCGTAATGAATTTACAATAAATACTACAATTGAGTCTTTAATTAAGATTCTTTCTATTACAGTTTCAGATTCTGCAACATCAGGAACTAATTTAGAGATTAAAGACATCTCTAAAATTATTAATTCCATTGCATATGATCATACTTTAAATGATGGATATACTTTAGATGATGATACAGTAGGCACAGTTGACTTTACTGGAACATTACTAAATAGAACATTACCGTATTTTAATATAGCAAAACCTCTTGGAACTAATGCTACTTACGCTGGTGCCACTGAGGATTCTACAGTTTCACCAACAGACTCTGGTGGGCAAATACTTTTTAACCCATATGTTGAGGCTGGATACTTTTTAAATGATGGTGGATCCTATGTTGGTTCCCCGACAACTTTCTAATTAAGGAGATACAATGATAAACTTAAACGATACATTTATACCGACTGGAGAACTTGAAATTGTTCTTCGCGATAGTCACGGAAATATTAAAGAAACAATCAAAGCAAAGAATTTAGTTGTATCTGCAGGAAAAACTTACTTAGCATCTCGTGCTGTTGGAACTTCTTCAAATATTATGTCTCACATGGCAATTGGTACATCAACATCAACTCCACAGGCTGCTGATACTAGTCTTGGAACTGAAGCAGGTCGTGTTACACTAGCATCTTCTTCTAATAGTGCAAATGCAATTACTTATACTGCTACATTCCCAGCTGGTACTGGTACTGGTGCTATTACTGAGGCTGCTGTTTTAAATGCA